CGCTCCACCAGCACCCGTTGCGCCACCAGGACCAGTAGGGCCCGCAGGGCCCGTACCGCCAGGTCCTGTAGAGCCCGCAGGGCCCGTTGCGCCTGTATTTGAAGTAAATCCAGCTGGCCCTGTAAAACCAGTAGGACCAGTTGGCCCAGTTGCTCCAGTCGTGCCTGTACCTGAGTTAGATCCATCTCTTCCAGTCGGCCCTGTATACCCTGTAACACCAACCGCTCCTGTAAAGCCTGTAGGACCAATAGGACCATCAATGGGGTTTAGATTCACATAATACAGGGCTTGGGGGAAATCAGGATCACCATATACACTTGTTACACTAATATATAGTGACCCAGTCACACTATTATAACTAAGTACACGGCCTTGAAAAAAATGTAAAAGGTTTAATTCTGGATCGGAAGTAACAACCACAGAGTTCGCCGTACCAAATGCTAGTCCAGTGCCGATTGGGATACTTATTATATCTCCTACAGTCGTAGAAGGAAATGTCCACACAGTAGTCGTAACTGATCTAAATAAATCTCCTGAAAGACCCCTTGGACCCGTCGCACCGGTAGCGCCTGTCTCACCTGTTGCTCCTGTAGAGCCTGTAGGGCCTGTAAAACCAGTAGCACCTGTGGCACCAGTAGAACCTGTAGGGCCTGTAAAACCAGTAGCGCCTGTGGCACCAGTAGAACCTGTAGGGCCTGTAAAACCAGTAGCACCTGTGGCACCAGTAGAACCTGTAGGGCCTGTAAAACCAGTAGCGCCTGTGGCGCCCGTACGACCTATATCACCTGTACTACCCGTGTCTCCCTTTTTACCATCCAGCGGATTCAAATTCACATTATATACTTCCAAAGGAAAGAGAGGGGTTCCATTCACCTTACATACATCAATAATAATATTACCAGTAGCAGAATTATATAATCTAACTCTTCCTTGAAAAAACTGCCCCGAATCGGTCTGGGATACAACAACCACACTATTCCCAGGAATAAATGCCAGCCCCTTGCCAATCAAAAGTGTTTCAAGTCCACCGCAACATACACCACGAACTGATGAAGTCCATTGACCAACTGTACTGGAAAGATAAGAAGGTCCCGGAGTACCTGTAGGACCAGTCGGACCAGTCGGACCTTGCATTTTATACTATTAATTAGTAGGTAAATTCTGTACACTCACGAACAATGAACCGGTTGAGCCAAAAAAAGGAGTAATGTCATTCGAGTGTAGGGCATTCTGATATAAATTAAAGTTTAAACTGCTCGGCATATAATGTACCAGATTGTATGTATTGGAGAAGGTTTGAATGACCCCCGTTGGAATACACAGCTTAATAGGAGTGTTGAAGAAGTTCGATTGATCCACGTATATAGGTGGGAACCCGCCAACACTTCTTTCTAACATTACACGTGTGTTTGTAACGTTCAAAAAAGAAGTTACGGCGGTATCATACATATTGCTATTGCCGTATTTCAAAAATGTGCTTATAGGCAAGACGGTAGTGGCGGTAGCTCCCGTAGCCAACTTAGAAAATGCGATATTCGGATACACATCAATAGTAACTCTGGAGTTACTCGCAATATAATTACTGAATCCAGAGAGATCAATAGAAGCTGTAGAAAATGTCATATCGTGCTGTAAGTCAGTAACCTTCGTGGCGTCAAAAGTATATCCCTGATTTCCCGAATATGTGATAGAACTCATTAAGAAAGTGCTTATATAAATAATATTGCTTGTATTTGAAAAATTATTTATTCCCCCGATGATAATCACATTGCCCGCGTCGTCAATGCGAGTCGTTGTCCTCAATACACTAAGGGCTTCCGTGGTACTCACAAGCGACGAAGTACTCACATATGAGGAAGAACCAAGGCCTTCCACCGTAGATGCCAATAAAATCCCTGTTACACCCGCGTTCTGAGTATAAAATGTCTTCAAATTGTCTACCGTGCTTACTAAACTATCTGTGCTGACATAATTTACAGAGCCTAGTCCCTCAACCGTGCTCGTCAAACCACTATAGCTACTTATATAACCTGCCGAGCCAATACCCTGTATACTACTTATAAGATGGAATGTGCTGATATATCCTATAGAACCAAGGCCCTGTAGAGAGCTCGTGAGGCTTGTGCTACTTATATAGCCGACAGAGCCGAGACCTCTTACAGTACTTGTTAAATTCGCAGTACTCAAATATCCAAGTGTACCTAGACCCGCAAAACTACTTATCGTACTCGCCTGTATGTATGCTGTAGTTGTACTAATATTATATATGTCATAGTTACTATTCAGAAGAGATGCTATAGTGCTTACACTGGCACCGCTCACATTACCTTCCGCCGATACATTACTGATGATATCGTAGACACCCGAAGTGCTTACATATCCTGCGCTACCGAGTCCAGCCACCGTGCTCAGCAAATTCAACTTAGAAATGGAACCTGGAAGAGTGTTCCCTATCGCAGTAGAGAGTGTGGAGACTGCTGTATAGATGTCTGTCGACATGGACGATAAACCCTCAAAATACATAGTATTGCTGTATATCATTGTTGAATAGTATTGTATTGTTGATGGAAGATCGTTCATAACGGGCCCACCTGAGATAATCATTGTAGATATGGAATCTATCCAGCGTGTACCTCCGAGGCCATCTGTAAGAAGCATCTGATTTGAGTTCAAATACTGACCTGTTCTCGGATCCAAGGCATATACTGTACGAAGCACAATGGTATTTTGACCACCACCACTCATTCTTATTTTACCTAACATAAATTTCTATGGCGCGCTACGCTCTCAATCGCATTATCCTATACACAAACAGAATGACCCAGGGAGGAGGATTGTTACAATTAGTGGCTCAAGGAAAACAGGACATCTTCTTGACCGGAAATCCTCAAGTTACCTGGTTCAAGATGGTGTATCGCAGATACACCAATTTTTCCATGGAGCAACAGGTCATTCCCTTTGATAGTCAACCTGACTTTGGAAGAAGGACCACAGTATTGCTACCGAGAAAGGGAGACCTACTTGGAGCACTATGGTTAGAGATTGCTCTTCCGGCGATAAAGGATTCCGTAACAGGCCTTCCTCTATCATATCCTAATTCCGTGGGCCATTCTCTCATTCAAGAAGTAAGCATAGAAATAGGCGAACAAGAGATTGACAAACAGACCGGTGAATGGATGGAGCTTCTATCCAATTTGACCATCACAAGTGAAAAGCTGGACGGATGGAATGCCATGATAGGAAAAACCGCCGGCGCGAATCAAGGAAATAAGCCGTCATCACAGGTTAATCAATTCGGACCCCTCTTCCTATACATCCCTCTGCGTTTCTGGTTTTGTAAGAATCCCGGGCTTTTCTTGCCATTGCTCGCTATACAATATCACCCGATACGTATTAATATAACCCTAAGGTCCCTAGACCAAATGTTCGTGGTGGATAATCCGACGGCTACACCTTGCGTTCAGAGCGCGAATTCCGCCTCTATAACAAACATGACCTTATATGGCGACTATGTACATCTGGACACGGAAGAGCGCCGCCGTTTCGTGGCCAATGCGCACGAATATCTTATAGAACAAGTGCAATACACTCCGAATATATCTATTGATGCCACAGCCACCACCGTACAAATCCCCATGGAGTTCAATCACCCTCTGAGGGAGCTGTACTGGGTCGTACAGAGATCCGCTGCGGTAAATGCGCACCAGTGGTTCAATTACACGAATGTGGCGATAGGGGAACCCAATATTGGAGCTCCACATGCCTACCAAAATTTAATAAATACCGCTTTACTGCGCATAGAAGGCTATGACCGCTTTGACATGCGCAACGCAGATTATTTCCGGCTTGTTCAACCGTTCCAGTACCATACGGCAATTCCGAAGAATGACTATATATATAGTTACAGTTTCGCACTCAAACCCGAAGATGTACAGCCTAGCGGAAGCCTGAATGCCAGTCGCATTGACACCATCACCCTACAGTTACAGATGAATGCAGCGGTGGTTCCGGCAAGAGGGTCCGCTACTGTCCGAATCTACGGGCTGAACCACAATGTTCTTCGTATCGTTGATGGTTTCGGAGGACTCTTGTTCCGTATCTAAAACCCTGGTTCCGGCAATTGGGTTTATCCGCTGATATTAATAGAAGATTCATAACAGTAAGGGGAATGGAATTTCCTGCTGTCTCCCATACAAGAGAAGAATTTTGGCAAGAAAAACATTACACCCGCAATGGCATGTGGTGGTTCACGCTATTTTTTGGTTGGTTTGGTCTTCATCATCTTCTTCTAAAAAGTCCGCAAACTGCCGCAATGGTCTATTTCGGAAATAAACTTATGCTAGGGTATCCCTGGATATATGATTTGATCCAGCTTTCTTCCTGGGGATTAACGGATGAAGAGCTAAATTTATTCGGCATGGACAGTCCATTTGGAGCCCTCGGACTCGCAAAAGGCATGTGGGTACCTTCCAATGGATTTCTAAGCACAAGTCCCTATAAAGATCGCACACATTCAGCCAAACCATGGGCCTTTTTCTTTTACTGCTTAGTATGTCCTATTGGAATTGTGGCGTCGTTGATTGTTGGAGATTATGGGAATGCTATGGCACGTTTCTTTAACATAATCCCACTGAGCTATTTATATATTGGATATATCCTGGAATTTGTATGTATCATATGCGATATTTGTATTGTATTGTTCAAGCCCGTGGAGCTTATTTTTGGAATAAAACGTCCCTTCCTCTTCCGCAGCTCTATGATGGATTATGTTGTTTACCCTGGACTTACGATGAATAAGGACGGTTATAGTCCGAATATTATGCCTGTGTATTTCAACGATGCTCTCCGTAAACACGACAAGGAATATAAAGCAGCAGAAAGTTCGGCAAGGTATCAGGCACAGCTGCAGGCGCAGCAGCAGGAAGGTGGCGGAAGCCCTACACAAGAAAAAACATCCCTGGATTATTTGGCCGTTACTACGATGGCCGCGATTATTGGCGGCGGATTACTTCTCTCAGCGGGTAGAAGCGCAAATGGACTCTTCCCCGACAAGAATGATCCCCCTCCAAAGCCAAGAGATGTTTGAAACCCTTTATAACACAAAATCGCCCCTGACCTCTCCGGCCTTAGTATACTTTACAGCACCCTGGTGCGGTGCCTGTAAACGCATCAAATGGGACTTTCTCCTGGAAGAGTTCCCGAATCTCACCATTTATAAATGTGACATTGACGAAAATAAATATACACCTGGCTACTGCCAGGTCAGAAGCATTCCGAGTTTCGCCATGATACATCCTGGAAGGAAACTCACTGGTCCCATACAGTCCAGCGACACGGCAAAAGTGGCTGCCTGGATAAACACAACGTTAGTCTCTACAAAGGATAAATGAATAATCCATGAATACATAAGATGCCCTCAGATTCCGATTATCAGATTCTCATTGTTGGTGCCGGCATAGCCGGCCTCCACTGCGCCATGCGACTCAGTGAAGGCTGTACGAAGAAAATCGCCGTGACGGAAGCCTACGACTACGTGGGCGGGCGTTGCTTTACTTTTCGCAAGGGATCTCTGCAATGGGAATCTGGAGCGGGAAGAATACACGCCTCACACAAAATGATTACGCATTATGTAAACAAATACAAACTTACCAAGATACCTCTTTCGGCCGAGGAAGGCTGGATTTCTTCCAACGAGAAAAAAATCCAACAAAACCAATGGGCAGATATATGCGATTTTATTATAAGCATCCTTTCACACCTTCCTCCGAGCACTCTAGGCAGATATACAGTGGAAGAACTCCTTAATAAAGTATATGGTGAAGCCGAAACAAAGTACCTTTTACACCATTTTCCCTATCGCTCAGAAATGAATACGATGCGTGCGGATCTTGCTCTAAATTCCCTAAAAGGCGAGATGGGTGCTGAAGGGGGATTCTATATTGTAAAAGAGGGCTTGGATACACTCATGAAACACATGTGCGCTACCTTAGAATACCGTGGTGTAAAGTTCTTATTTAATCATCGCCTCTCATCCATAGAAAAACACACAACCCCCATCGTATGTAAATTCGCAAAGACCACCTTGCTAGCCGATAAGGTCATTCTCGCTCTGCACAGTGACGCCCTTAAACAAATCAACCCCTTCCAGAACCTTCCCGCACTCAAGTACTTGAAGATGCAGTCTCTCCTGCGAACATACTCGGTCTATCCGACCCCCGCCTGGTTTGGAGCATTCCCTAAAATGGTTACAGACTCTCCCCTCCGTTATATTATTCCTATCCGAGCTGACAAAGGCATAATCATGTCCTCTTACACAGATGCGGAAAATACCAAGCCATGGGCAAAAATTCTAAACACCGAGGGCGAATCTTCCTTGGAGAGAGAAATACGTAAGGAGACGCGTGCACTATTTCCTGATTTGGATATACCCCGACCGATATTCTTCAAGGCACATCTATGGAAGCACGGATGTACTTATTGGACTCCTGGCTTATATGACCCTAGACAACTCGGGGAAAATATCATGCGACCTCTTCCATATTGCTGGCAGAATGTCTATGTCTGCGGGGAAAGTTATAGCGAGAGACAGGCGTGGATGGAGGGAGCACTAGAGCACTCTGAGAAACTTCTGCGCAAATTTTTCTGATAGACACTAGTAATGACGGATCATATACAGCTTTCTGCTTTTCACGCCTTAGTTATAGCACCATTCTTCTTATACGTGGCCTTTGTGCGTGGCCAACTCATGCCATGGGTATTCACGCTTCTTCAGGTACTTGGTTTGGTTGTTCTTCTTTATCACGCCTATCGCATTATTACACGGTGGAAGAGCCATGGACTGACGGTATGGGTCAATATATTACATGTTCTCGCAGTGGCCCCTCTCTTACTCTATATTGGCTGTATGGGATATGATACTCCTAGATGGGCGTTTGAGGTACTTGCCATGCTGGGTTTCGCTGCTCTCGGCTATCACATCTATCAAATAGTCTTGTCTGTACAAAAAATGCACAAGGATGTTCCGGAGAAACAATCTACCTAAGAAAGCCCGAGACCAACACTGTGTGTAGGATTGTTGCGAACCTCTTCCGGCATGCAGTTCACTAGATGATACACGAAGCTCGGCTTGCTTGTGAAGACCATTCCACAGCAAGTACACGATATCTGTTTGTTCTCTGTCTTTCCGAGGAAGTCTGTAATATACTTGGAAAGATGACGAATTGTGTAATGACTACGAAGACCTCCCTTTGTGAGGGTTTCATAGTCACATCCTGCGCAAGGACAGGCAATCTTTTTCACACAGATCTCCGACTTCTCGGGATGCTTGGCGAGAATGTGATTGTCCAGTCCCTGCTTCGTTGCCGTCTCGTAACAGCAATCCTTACACTTATGTTTGAGAGCACCGTCGTGATTCGCCTTGTAATGCATGTGCATGGTCGGTTGCTTCGCACTTACAAAGGCGCAGTGAGGACAGACATACTCACCATCGGTGTTTTTCTCATATACGTAGACCATTTGGGGGACATACATAGTCCCGCCAGGCCACTTTCAATTTTTAGAAATGGCTCTTTGTCTAATTCTTCGTGTCCGTCTGCGAACCTTGCGCCCATTTACACGTGTATTTCTTGCATAACCGCGTCCGTTCTTCAGATACATCTCCTTCTTCTCTCCACGAAGCTTGCCGTTTACAAAACTCATCTGGGATGATACAGACTGAAATACAGAGACCATCTTCTAATAACCCTCTAGAAAAATTGAACCACTGCCAAGTACCGTAAGCATGTCATCGCAATGCTCACCAATAATCGTATAGCGGGTACTCTGGAGCTGACGTCCAAGGTCCGCTACGGAATGACAAGCCGTGGCGTGCCCCTCTTCCGCTTCATTCCCTATGACAAACGATTTGGGCCAATGGCCGTTGGCTGTTCTCAACGGAACCTCTTTTACAATATCCATGCGATTGTGGAACCTTCCATAAGCCCACAGCGTCAAGGAGAACTCCCCAAGGCCAATATCGTACAGAATCTTGGAGAACCCACATATGAATCAGAGCTCAAGCTTCTTCTGACTACGTATGCCTATGACAGTCAGAAGGATCTTCATCCAGAAAAAACACCGACACCTCCTCTCGCAGAGCAAGAAGACACCAGACAAAGGCAGAAGCTTCACGGCACCACCTTTCACATAGATCCTCCAGGGTGTAAGGATGTGGATGATTCGTTCACACTAATAAAAATATCCGAGACAAAGTGGACAATCGCAATCAATATTGCCGATGTCTCCTCCAGGGTGTTAGAAGGGTCTGCCATTGATTTGGAGGCGCGCCGCCGAGCTACGAGCTTCTATACAGCTGGCGGTGATGCGATTCAGCCGATGTTTGCCAGGGAGTTTTCCGAGGATACGTTCTCCCTCTTGCCTGGCAAACCCAAGCCGACCTTGAGTCTGTGCTTTGATGTGGAGGAAGGCGAGTGGCTACCCGCGAATATTCGCTGGATAAGCACCCTGACACAAACAACCCTCTCTTACACATATGACGAAGCTGACGAGGCCCTGGGAACTAGCCGAGAGCTCAATGCTCTCCAGAAGGTGACACGGGCACCTGACTCCCACGTGATTGTGGAACGCCTCATGATCTTGTATAATCAAGAAGCCGGCAAGATACTCTCTTCGGCCGGCACAGGCATTCTGCGCCGGCAAAAGGGCGGCGCAGAAACTTGTGTCCAAATTCCCGGTGTTCCTGAATTCCTGTTCTATGAATCTGCCGAGTACTGCTTGCCTACCGCCGATTCGGTTGCGCATGAAGCCCTTGGCCTGGACGCGTATGCGTATGCTTCGTCGCCCATTCGCCGATACGCTGATATAGTGAACCAGCGCGCCATCAAGGCTGCGCTCTTGGGCAAACAGCCTTCTCCACAAGCGCAAGCACTTGTGGATGAGATGAATCGGCGCCAGAAGCAGGCCAAGGCCTTTCAGCGCGATCTCTTCTTCATGACAACACTGTCAAAGGCCACTGCTGCCGCGGAAGTGGCAGTCCAAGGCACGGTGTTCTCCGTGAACCCCGAAAAGCGCAAGGCCAAGGTCTGGGTTCCTGCCTGGAAAACTGCGATACAAGTGAAAAACATTTCGGCCGACATCCAGCCAAGCGCCCCTGTGAGTATCCAGTGGTACGAGAATCGCCAAGAGGCGCGGTGGAAGGACAAGATCGTCTTCCAATTATTATCACCCTAACGGCAGAAGGCAGAAGATGGAGCCATCTAATAAAAAAGTATTCGCCATCGGCTTTTTGGTCGTGTTATGGTGGGTCGGCTTATGGGGAATTATAGAATTAGCTATACAGAAGTTTAGCAAGGGCTCTTCCACCAAGGCATTTTTTGCCTACGCGGCAATGGTCTTGTTTGTCATCATTATAATATATTTGAACCCAACAGTCCTTGAGCACTTCCTCTAAATTCGCAAATACAGGCTCTCGGCCACGACCACGTCGCGCAACACAACCATCTGAGCGCCCTCCAGCAAGACAAGCCATCCGATATCGGCGCGCAGAGTAGCCATCGCCCGGAATTCCTCCACCAAGCCCATGAGTTTCATCAGGGCGCGCTGGAGATTCCCCTCAAAGAGCCCAAACTCCGCAGCCACCGCAGGAAGCAAGCTCTCACCGCTCACCCAGGCTGCCACCGGCTCCACCCATTCGGTGGTGAGGGTCCAGAAGGCCAGGTCGTCAGGAAGCCCATGCGCCCTCTCGCGCTCGTAGCCAAGACGCGCATCATCGGCGATCCGCGCAAGCTCAGCCCGAACAGACCCTTTTACACCCAGCTCCGGAATCGGCACGGCCTCTTCACTAGGCGAATCGCCTAAGAAGATGGCGAGAATAGTCAATAGTTCCGTGAGAGACCATGTGGCGGCCTTCCCTTCCAGGCGCAGAAACAGTTCGGTTGTCAGAAATGTATGTCCTTCATTCACCTCTGACGCCAATAAACCGCGCGGAGTTACCTGAAAGGCCGAATCTACGTATTCGTATTCCGAAAGAACCCTCTGACGAAGACGAATTTGAGGAACCTCTTGGTCATCCAGCAGGTGTTCAACAATGGCCTCTAAGGAGGTCACTGCGCGAGAGGCTTCGCACCTCACTTTGTACCTCTCAAAGATCGGATTCCATTTGCTTTCCTTATGCTCGGCCTGCCACGCGGCAAGTTCTCGCTGGGCAGCCTTCTTCTTTGCGTTGTGAAGCGTTGCTATGCGAAGCTCCAGCTCCTCCTTCTTATGACACTCAGCCAGCTCCTCAGGCGTCAGGAGAGACTGCGCCCTTTCCAAAGAAGCCATGGCATCAGAGACTTCTGTCCTACTTCTTTGGATTTCTCGCGCGAGCAGTGCCCACCAATAACTCATCTCTATCAAGGCCCGAGTGTCCTTTGTCCGCAGAACAAAGTCATAATGGAAATTCATCCGAGAACAAAACGTTGCCGCTCGTCCAGTCAGAATCTGGCGCACTTCAAATAAATCGGCAGGATCTCTCTGGGGCAGATAAATCACCAAGCCCCGTTCATCTTTTCCCCGACGCCCCGCCCGACCAGCCATCTGTGTATATTCGGCGGAGCGTAAGGGACGCAAGGAGCCATCCGTGAATTTTTCCAGAGCCGTGAACACCACCGTCTTCGTGGGCATATTGATGCCCACGGCGAAGGTTTCCGTGGCCATCAGGACCTTAATATAACCCTTGCTGAACAAGACCTCCAGAATCTCCTTGAGGAAGGGCAAGAGACCGCTATGGTGAAAGGCGATGCCCCGCATGGCCAGGGTGCGCAGAGTATGGTACTGGGGCGACTTCTCCAGACTGTCCTTGTAACGCGACAAGTGAAAGTCCCAGATATTCGCCACCGCTGCTGCGTCCGACGAGTCCAGGAAATTGCCCGTGATTTTGTCGGCGAGTTTCTCGCACCCGGCGCGGGAAAAGACGAAGAAGATGGCTGGGAGACAGCCGTGCGTGTCCAAGTAGTCCAGGCACTCATTCAGCTGGTGCTCAAACGACTTGGGCCTCGTCTTCCCGGCCACAGGGCCCGTTTTCCCACCCCCCAGGCCTTCAAACCCTCCCTTTTTCACCTGTTGCACCTTTTCCTTGAACTTGTTGTGGGCGAGTAAGGCGGCGCCCTTCCCGGCAAACCATTCGCGATACACCGTGTCATGAAAGTGCTCCTTGGAGTCGTATATTACCACAGGCTTGCCTTCGGCTAGAACACAGTGCTCCAAGGGCACGGCGCGCCAGAGAGTGCTGATGAGCCAGACACGCACCTTCTTCAGCTCTCCGAGCCACTCAGCAAATCCGTAGGGCGAGCTGAGCGTGGCCGACAGCAGGATTAGTTTCACGGTGGCCGGTAAGAGCATGAGGGTCTCCTCCCAAACATGGCCACGATCCGGGTCATTGATGTAATGTACCTCGTCAAAGACCACTGAGTCCAGACCATCCAGCGTCATCAGTGCGCCGACCCCGATCTTTTCCGTGGCTGTGCCCCGCTTGAACAAGAGGTTGCGCAGAATCTCCGTCGTCATCACAATGATCTGCGCATCTGGGCGGAATTTGATGTCCCCGGTCATAATCCCCACAGAGGTCTCAGGAAACAGCTTCTTCAAGTCGTGGAATTTCTGGTTTGTGAGAGACTTGATAGGCGTTGTGTAAAAGATGCGTCCGCCCCTGGCTAGCGACTTGGCGATCTGGTACTCGCCGACGAAGGTCTTGCCACTGCCGGTCTTCGCAGTCACGAGCACATTCTCGCCGGCTTCAATGGCCTCAATGGCGAATTTCTGGAATCGGTCGGGCTCGTAGCCGGTCACGAGCGCAGGTTGGGGCGGAGGCGAAGGCACTGCCTCCGTATCCGTGACAACACGAACAAACGCCGATGACATTTCTTGGGTGGACCTT